CCACTTACTTAAAGCAAATGTGGGATTCCATACATGGTTTTAATAAATGGTATCTTACAATTTCTGTTGGAATATTGATGTTAATCACTTCTGCAGGTATTTTTGGATATCTTTCTAATGCTTTTCAGCAACAAAACTTAGAATTACAAAAAGTAGATAGAGATATTGCAGTTTTTCAAACTCAAATTGATAAGAACGATAAAGAAATTGAGAGATATACTACTCAATTAACTAATCAACAAAATATTCGTAACTCACAGGAAGCAAATATTTCAAAAGTTGTTGAAAGAAATGGTTCTACATCACGTCTCACTCAGATGGTTCGTAATGCTGATAGTGAAATTTCAAAAATATCCAAAAGAATAGATGAATTAACTATTCAGAATAATGTTGCATTAGATTCTATCAACAATATTAAAAACAAAAATATAGATTTAGAAAGAGAAGTCGGTGGATTTCGATTTGTAGCAGAAGCTTTCAATGTTTCACTTAATAATGTGGTGAAATTTTTCATTTTTATCATCGTTTTTGTGTTTGACCCGTTAGCAGTAGCACTTATTATCGCATTTAATGGGTTAGTAGGTGTAAAAACCCGAAAAGAAGAGGAAAATTTAACAAAAAATGTCAAAAATGATGGGGTAATTCGGAAAATTTCCGAATTAATGGAAAAAAATTATCAAATTTATGGAGATGATGGAAAAAATTTAACAAAATCTGAAGAAAATCAAAATATAGTAGAAAATTTACAACAACCAGTTGATACACTTATTGAAGCTAAAGAAAGATATGAGGAAGATTTAAAAAAAAAGTCGATGAACCTATAAATTTAGATAATTTAAAACAAGATTTTTCAAAAAGAGGTATAGATTTAGATGGAGATGGTTCTATTGATGGATATGATTTAAATGGAGATGGGTTAATTGATAAATTTACTGCTCATCCAAATAGAGTATTAGTTGTAAAGGATACACTTCCTTATTATGCAAGGCCTGGATTTGACTGGGATAATACGAACAATTGGATTAATGACCAAAATGCTGTAAATTATTGGATTACTCATAAAAAAACAGAAGAATAGTTTGAAATATTAAAAATTATTCATACATTTGTTATAATTCAAATAAAATATGAAAATTAAAAAAATTGAATCAACATCATTCAATCAAAATGATGAAGATATTTTAAGAAAACAATTGGCATCTTATTGTAAAAGAAATAATCTTTACGCAGTATCAACTCAATCATTAGGATTACCATTTAGAGCATTCTATATTAATTCTGAAACACCAATTTTGTTAATTAATCCTAAAATAACTGGATATTCAGGTGATACAATCCTTTCACAAGAGGTTTCTGAATTCGATACTCAAAAAAAGTATCGTTATGTAAATAGAGCTTCTAAATTACAAGTTGAATGTGATAATTTAGGTATAGTTATTTTTGAAGGTGATTTACAAGAAAATAAAGAAGGGTTAAATGAGTGTATTTATGCTCAACAAATGATTGACCTTTTAGATGGAATTACAATAGCAGAAAAAAATATAAATCAACCTATTAAAAAGGAAGCAAGTTATGAGAGAAATCAACTTATTATGGTAAAATCACCAGATGGTATGATTGAACAAATAAAATATAAACATATTCAGAAATTTACCGATAAAGGATATGTTCTAATGTAATTAAAATGGAACTAACACAAACAGACATAACAAATTTATTAAAAATTTTAGATAATCAATCTATTGCAATTAATAATTTATCTAAAAGATTGATTGAAGCTGAAATTTTAATATCATCTATAACCGATGTTATTTTAGAAAAGAATATCATAGCTAATGAGGATTTATTAGAAATGATGACCGGTAAAATTGATATCATTAATACAAAATTTAAAATAGAGGAAAAGAGGAAGCAGAGAGATTCAGAACTAAACTCTGAATCTATGATGGAATCTTATCCATATTTTGGAAAACCCGGTGAAGCCTAAAAAATAAATTATGGAAATTTTTGTAATAATATTTCTTTTTTTAGTAATCATAATTCTTTTATATGGAATTTTTAATATTCTTCGTAAGTTGGAATACTATGAAGAATTTATTATTAATAGAAGACAGAGATATGAAGAATTATTAAAAACTATAAGAGAAATAGATAGTAAAGAGTTATTTGAAAAAGATGATGATGTCGGAAGTGTATTTACTCAAATTAAAGAAGAGATAGAATCATTTGAAAATATTATAGAATAATATGCCTAGAAAACCAAAGACTCCAAAGAATAAAATGTATTTTACTTTGGAAACCGAAGAAGCAATAATAGCTTATAATAAATCAGAAAGTTTAAGAGAAAGAAATCAGCTTTATGTAGAAAAAATTAAATATCCATTTGAAAAAATAGCTGAGAATGTTTTGAATACTTATAAGTTTTCTTACTTTGATGATGGGCCATCAGATGTAAAAAGAGAAGTAGTATCACAAATGATTTCTAAAATTCACATGTTCCAGGAAGGTAAGGGAAAAGCATTCTCTTATTTTACTAGAATGGCACTTAATCATCTTATTTTACTTAATAATTCTAACTACAAGAGATATAAACAAAACGATTTGATATCAGCAATGCCTGAAAGCTGGAATCCATCGGAAGATACATTAGCAATTGAAACCGATTCCAATCATGTTGAGTTTAGAAATATGATGCTGGAATATTGGGATAAAAAATTAAATTCAGTTTTTGATAAAAAAAGAGATATTCAAATCGCGGATGCGATATTAGAGTTATTCAGGAGAGTTGATTACATAGAAAATTTTAACAAAAAAAGCCTTTATCTCCTAATAAGAGAAATGACAGGGCATAAAACACATTATATAACAAAAGTTATTTCGATAATGAAAGTTCATCAAGATAAAATATTAGAAGAATTTTTAAATACAGGAGATATCGAAATAGAAGAAGACACATTTTTTTAATATGGTTAGTTTAGGAATAAGTTGCTTTTACCACGATAGCTCGGTTTGTTTAGTAAAAGATGGTAAGGTATTATTAGCGGTCGAAGAAGAAAGATTTAGTGGTATAAAACATGATAGTTCATTTCCAGATAAATCAATTCATTGGATAATGAATGAATCTAAAATTAGTTTTGAAGATATTGATGAAGTATGTTTTTATGAAAAACCATTAATTAAAACACATCGAATAGTTACAATGTGTTTATCAAATTTTCAGATTAAAGATGCATTTAAGTTTGCAGTAAAAGGAGTAAAACAATTTTTAGATTTGAAACGAAAGTTAAGATGGATGTTTTCAAATGCTGAAATTAAATTTACAACACACCACGATTCACATATAGGATATTCATATCTTACTTCTCCATTTAGAGAAGCAGCCGTTTTAAGTGTGGATGGCGTGGGGGAATGGGAAACGACTGTTTTAGCAAAGGCAGAAGAAAATGATTGGGAAAAATTGGAAACAACTATGTTTCCCCATTCATTAGGAATGTTTTATTCAACCTTTACCGCATTTTTAGGATTTAAACCAAACGAAGGTGAATATAAAGTAATGGGATTAGCACCCTATGGGAATCCAAAAACTTTTATTGATAAGTTTAGAGATATTATTTACCCATCAAAGAAAGGAAGTTATAAATTGAATATGAAAATGTTCAATTACCACAAAAGTGATGAAGTAATGTTCACATCGGAACTTTCATCGCATTTAGGTTTATTACCTAGATTACCAAATGAAGAATTAACTCAACAACATAAGGATTTAGCGGCATCAGTACAATTCATTTATGAGATGTACTTTTTTCGATTATTAAAACAATTACATAAATTAACAAAATCCGATAATTTAGTATTAAGTGGTGGCTGTGCATATAATGGAACTGCTAATGGAAAAATTAGTAAAAAGACAGGATTTAAAAATGTATGGATACCACCATCCCCATCTGATTCAGGTTCTTCAATTGGAGCGTGTTTAATATCATATTATGAGGGAGAAATTGATAAAAGGGTTGATAATACTAATCCTTATTTGGGCCCGAAATTTTCAAACGAATATATTTCACAAATTTTAAAAAATTATAATAATAAATTAATATACAAAAAACTATCTGATGAAGAAATTATTGATTTGGTATCAACTGAAATTTCAAATGGAAAAGTGGTTGCTTGGTTTGAAGGTAGATTGGAGTTGGGAGCTAGAGCATTGGGTCATCGTTCTATTTTTGCTGACCCAAAAAATCCTACAATGAAAAATAGGATTAATCAAATTGTAAAGAAAAGAGAAGGATTTAGACCCTTTGCTCCAATAGTAAAAGATGAAGCTAAAAACTTTTATTTCGAATGGGATAAAGAGGTACCGTATATGAATCAAATCGTATCTGTTAGAAAAGAGTATAGAGGCAAACTTCCTTCTATTACGCATATAGATGGTACTGCTAGGATACAAACATTGAGAAAAGACCAATGTAAAAGAGTTTATAAATTATTAGATTCATTAGAGAAAAAAAATGAATTTCCAATTGTTCTAAATACATCGTTTAATATTAAAGACCAGACTATGATTATGAATCCGGAAACGGCAATAAAAACATTTTTAGATATTGGTTTAGATATCTTAGTCTTAGAGAACTATCTTATTAAAAAGAAATGAAAAGATTAGTTGCATACGGTGATAGTTGGACTATTGGAGAGGGTTGTAATAGAGAAATCGAAGACACTCTCTCTAAACACGAAAAGATGACTTACCAAAAAGAAAATAGTTGGGTAAAATTTTTAAGTGATAGTTTAAATTTATCCTATGAAAATAATGGAATTAGTGGTAATCCAAATAATAAAATTTTTAATCAAATTGTAGATGATGTAAAAAATGGGATAACTACTAAAAATGATTTAGTGGTTGTGATGTGGAGCTCATCATTAAGAGATTATCTTCCTTATATGCCTCATGGGCCTAAAGGAGAATGGTTAAGTTGGAGTACTAAACATTTAATGGATACACCTGAAAGATTCTTTACATCAACTCAAACTGAAAATAGGTATTATGATTTTTTTATGGAAGATTATAAAAAATTTTGGTTAAGTAATTTGCATACCGATTTATATTATTCTATAATTAATCAGAATTATATTATTTTCCTTCAGAAATTTTTTGCACATTATAAGATAAATTACATATTATGTGATGGTATTGAAGATATGTTTTTAGGGATTCACTCTGAATTTGATAAAACTCATTTAATTAATAAAGATAAATATTGGGGTTGTATGAACACTACATTTAGATATTGGTTAATTAACAGAACTGACAATTCATTTTGGGAATACGGCGATAATTGGGATACTAGAAGTACTCAGCATCCAAACATTAAAGGGTATAAATTAATTGCAGATGAATTATTTAACTTCATAAGTAATATAAAATGGTAAAAATATATTTGTATGATTTAAGAGTTGAGTTTATAAATTGGTCTCATTTAAAAAATAAAAGTTTTTGTAAAGATGTTGAAACTGATTTAGAAGCAGATTTTCTTTATGTTTCCGCTACCGCATATAAAAACTTCTTTTTAAGAATAGTAGAGGAGCCGTTATTAAGAAAAAAGAAAATAATTTTTTATAATTTTACCGAACCAATATCATTAGGAAACGCTCAATTTTTTTATAAAGCGTGTATTGAAACTGGTGTAGAATCAAAAAATATATTATTTCATTCAACTAATCACTTTTTAGATAAATTTAATTGTTTACATAAAGGGTTATCTATAACCGATCATATTGTAAAATCGCAATTAGATACAGGATTTATAGATTTTGATGAAAGATTTTTAAAATTTTGTTTTATTAATAATACATTGAGAACTCCTCGTGCAATGGCAGTAAACGAAGTTTTAAATAGAAAAATAAATTTTAACCAATCTTATGTTTCTGCAAATGGAGATTTCCACTATGGTGATAGAAATGTTAAATTATATCAAAATATAGAAGATAACATAGATGTTTTACAAAGTCATGATCATACCGATGTTTTTTATCACACATCAGTAAAATCAGATAAAAATTTTCAATCAGTTTATAAGAATTCATTTTTTAATTTTACAATAGAAACTTTTTCTGATTTTGATATGGATTCTGATGGAGTTAATTCACATTTGACAGAAAAAACTTTAAGAAACTTTTGTCACAAAATTCCTTTTTTATTATTAATTTCCTCCGAAGAACAAATAAAAATTATTGAAGATTTGGGATTTGTATTGTTTAATGATTTATTTAATTTTAAAATTGATGTTAGTAATAAAGAATTAACTATAAAAAAATATGTTGATGTTATTGAAAAATTTTCTAAAATGAAATCAATTGATATAAAAAAATTCGTAAAATCAGAGGAGATTCAAAAAAGAATAGAGCATAACTATAATCAATACCTGTATTATAAAAATTTAGATATTGAAAATATATATAGATATATTTTATCCGATGAATATGTAGATAAAAATTGTATGTTATTAGAGATAAAAGAAAGAGAAATTGAGGATTCGAGGCACATTTTGGCTAGTGATATTTAGATATTATCGTTTATGGTATTTATAAATAAGAAAAATAATTATGGGAAAGCAACAGGCTACTGATTTTGTTTTATTTGGTGAAAAAAAGTTATCAGACTTGTTTCAAGAAATATATTCAAATCAGAGAAATAAAAAACAAAAAATTGCAGATTTAATAGAAGAATTCAAAAAATCTATTAGACATGCAGGAGATATAGCAGAAATAGGGCCGGTTATTAAAGATTTAGTTAAGTTCTCAGTAGAGAATGATGATTTGTTATTGAGACTGGCTACTATTGCACAAAGAATAATTGCAGCAGAATCAAAAGGCCCTTCAGATGATGGATTTTTATCTGAAGCTGAAAGAGCACAATTATTAGATGAGGTAAGAAGTGTGGCAGATGAAATGGAGAAAGTTACAAAAGATAAAGTTGATGACATTGAATTAGAGTTACAGGAAATTCAAAGTAAATTAGAAACTAGAAAGTAAAATGGGATTATTTCAACTAAAAGGAGAATATAGTACACCTCACTTTGAAAATAGAAACATAACTCAGGATAATTTTGCAGTCATGGGTATTGTAAAAAAAGTGTATTTTGATTTTGAATTTGATTCGAACGGAAGAACTATTTCTCCTGGAGCCATAGAAGTTGATACAGTTGGTAAGAACAAAGGTAATAGGATGACTGCGTATCCTTACAATGATTTAATTGTGGATTTGCCATTAGAGAATGAAGTAGTTGATATTTTTTATAATGGTTCAGTTCCAACATATAGAAGATTAAATCTGAATGCAACACCAAATAATGGTGCAATTGAAAATCCTCCAAAAAAAACAGCTCCTGGAACTAAAATTAACCCTACTAGCTATAAAACAGGAGGGGGGTTCATTGATTCATTAAAATCGATAGGTGAAAAATTAGGTTCATATTTTAAAAATAAAAAAATACACAGATTAAAGTTATATGAGGGGGATACTATTATACAATCCAAATTTGGACAAAGTATAAGATTAAGTGGTTACAATAATAGTGGAAACAATTTTAATCCAAAAATAATAATTAGAAACAAAGAAGCATCAAAACTTGAAGTAATTCCTGTCACAAATGCAGTAGAAGAGGATTTAAATAGAGATGGTTCTACAATTTTAATGAGTAGTGGTGATAAAATTAATTTTACGCCTGGTACACCCGATTTATTAGGAGGGTCTGATTTTAAAAATAGACCTGATAAATCATCTAAAAAAGTTTATATTGGGACTAAAGATGATAAAGGGTTTGAAGCATATCCTTCAAAATATGATGGTGAGCAATGTTTTATTACCTCAGATAGATTAGTTTTTTCATCTAGAAAAAATGAAATGATATTTTGGAGTAAGAGCCATTACGGCGTTATAACCGATGGTATATTTTCAATTGATTCTGAATTAGGTATTAATATAAATTCAAAAGGTAATATAGATATTCAATCTTTTGATAAAGAAATTACTTTATACATCGGTGATACTGGAACAATTAATTTAGGTAATAAAAACTTAAAACCTGCGGTAGATGGTACATTATTAGTAGAAATTTTGGGAGGTCTTATTAAAGAATTATTAGATTTACGAATTGGTGGATTGCTCACACCATCTGGCCCAGTATCAGGTATGAATCCTGATAATGAACAAAGAATTAAGGCTATTGGAGATAAGGTATCTAATTTACTTTCGAATAGAGTAAAAATACAAATGTAATGTGGCAGTTATTTAAACAGCAAGTCAAATTAGTGATGGAATCTCCACCATCAACATTGGAAGATGTAGCGAAGGCGATTGCAACTTCTTATGATGCTGTTATTAAAATGCCACCAGCAGGCGATATAATGAACAAAAATCCTGTACTAACCGGAGGAAAAGAATTATTTGAAAATTTACTTAAAATTTATCTTACTCAACAATCAAACTCAATTGAGCAATTACCACTTTTTGATGCATTTGGTAATGCTTTAATTGTATATTGGGGTGGAGCATCGTTATCTCCATTGTACCCACCCTTAATTCCAGTTCCTGGTGCAACTGCAAATATACCACCTGTTACTCAAGTTTTAGTGACAAATCCAGGACAACAAATAAGTTATCCATTTATTTATAATGGATTAGATAATGTAGATGAGTTCATTGATAAATTTATTTTATTAGCTAATTTACATTTAACTACTGTATCAGGTATAATAATTACTACGGCATTATTTCCAGGCCCTACTATGGGTTTAGGATTTGGCAGTTGGAGTGGTTACTCAATGACAGGTAATTCGGAGTTAAATGGGATAGATCCTTCCAAATATTTTGCAGATGAAGAAGCTATAAAAAGATTAAAAGACAAATTTAATAATTTAACAGATCCGGAAACACTAAGGCAACAATTGCAGGCTGCAGCGGACGCTATTACAAGTGCACTTCCACCGGTTTCTGGTGATGCTGCTGCAGTTGGAGAAGCATATACACCAGATTTATCGAAATATGATTTGTCTCAAGGTTGGATTGAAATAGCAGTTCAATTTATTTCAAGAAATGAAGGATTTAAAGAAACTCCTCCAGGAAGCGGCATTTCAGTTGCTGCAAACGACTATGGAAATCCTAGATTAGGATATGGAACTGATAGATTTTTCCTACCAGATGGTAGAATAAAGACTGTGGAATATGGTGATAGTGTTGATAAACCTCGTGCATTAGCTATGTTAAAATTGGATATAGCGGAAAGATTTTATAAAAGAGTGGTTGGAAAGGGTGATAATAGAATACCAATAGAAAGATGGAATGAATTAAGAGATACTCAAAAAGCAGCTTTAATTAGTTTGGCATATAACGCAGGAAGTTTATATAATAGCCATTACACCGCTGTAATGGCAAAGGATGATACATTAACCGCTCAGGCTATTTCTAGATCACCGATTAAAGCAGGTGGTAAAGTTTTAGAGGGTTTAGTAAGAAGAAGAAAAGAAGAAGCTCAATTATATCTATCATAACACAAAAACTAAGACTTAAATATTTATTAACATAACGAAAGAAATATGAATACTGAAAAACTTTTTAAGGCGATTCAAATCGTAGTGAAAGAGGAGGTAAAGAAACAAACTTCGATTATTAAAGAAGAGGTAAGAAAGGAAATACTTGCCGAACTTAAAAAATCAAGTGTTAAACAGCCTATTTCCGAAAGAAAAATTGAAAACCCATTTGATAGAGCTTTGGCTGCATTAGAAGAAGATAGGGAGATTGAACAAAAACAATATTCAAAAAATCCAACCTTAAATCAAATTCTAAATGAAACCTCAGTTAGACCTAATTTTAGTAGAACTGATGGTGAGTGGGGAACAATTACACCTGATATGATTGGATATGGTGATGCAAGAGCAGGTTTTGGTAATCCTTCTCAAAATTCAATGCCAGTAACTGGAAATGATATTTTGGATAAAGCAATTGCAAGAAGTGCAGCGGTTTTAAAAGCAAGTAAAGATAAAAATAGATAATAAATGGCAATAGTTATTGGGCCTAAATTAGTTAAAGACCTTCCTGAACAAGATAGGGTAGCTATTGGAGTGACTCTACCTTTTCAAAGAGGTAATAATGGATATTTCGCCCAATCATATCAAACTATTGACCAGATAAAATCAAATATCAAAAACTTGCTTCTTACTAAAAGAAGAGAACGATTGATGCATCCTAATTTTGGGACAGCTTTATATGAAGCATTATTTGAACAAAATACCGATGATTTAGAAATAAAAGTACAAAACTCAATCGAAGAATCAATTGCTAGATGGATGCCATTTATTTCAATTGAAGAAATTATACTTGATCAATCAAATTCTGATAGAGATAGATATAATTTTAATGTTTCAATATCATTTAGGGTTTCTGGACAACAAAATTTAGAGACGGTAACATTTAATGTAGTAGAATAATGGCATTCAAAGTAACAAATAAAAAAATAGGAAGAAATAGTAGAGATATAAACTATTTGGGTAAAGATTTTCAATCTTTTAGGGAAAACCTTATAGAATATGCAAAAACCTATTTCCCATCTTCATATAATGATTTTAATGAGGCATCTCCTGGTATGATGTTTATTGAGATGGCTTCTTATATAGGAGATGTTTTAGGATATTATACTGATTCCACATTAAAAGAAAGTCTAATCCAATATGCGAGTGAAGAAAAAAATATTTTTGCTTTAGCAAATTTATTAGGATATAAACCTAAATCAACATCACCTGCTATTACAACTTTATCGGTATATCAATTATGTAAAGCGACTTCAGTTGGTGAGTTAGATACAAAATATTTACTTAGAATTGAACCTGGATTAGAAGTTCGTAGTACTTCAAATAATAGAATTACCTTCAGAACAACTGAAATATTAGACTTTAATGATCCTACTGATAGAGAAGTAAGTGTTTATAGTACAACTCAGATTACCAACATTCCAGATTATTTTTTAGTAAAGAAAAAAATTCAAGCTATTTCCGCAAATGAAAATACCGTAGAAAAAACATTTACAGTATCAGAATCTTTCCAAAAAATAGATATACCTGAAACAAATGTAATTGCAATTGAATCTGTAATAGATGATAATGGAAACAAATGGTATGAAGTTCCTTATTTGGCACAGGAAACAATTTATATTGATTATCCTAATGTAGAACAAAACGATCCGGATTTGTATCAATTTTCTACAACTGTTCCTTATTTACTAAAGTTATTAAAAACTTCAAGAAGATTTGTAGTTAAAACAAACGATGATTTTACTACATCAATACATTTTGGCGGAGGCGATAATTCGTTATCAGATGAATTGATTATTCCAAACCTTAAAAATGTTGGATTAGGATTAAATAATTCAATAGATAGAATTTCCGAATCTTATGACCCAACAAACTTTTTGAAAACTAAAAGTTATGGGCAATCACCATCTGCAAATAGTAAATTAACTATAAAATATTTGACAGGCGGTGGTGTGGAATCAAATGTACAACAAGGAGATTTAACTACAATAACAAACATTGTTTACAATGATGATTTAATAGATACTTTTACTGATATTGATTTGACTGTATATAGATTTTCAAAAAATTCAGTAGCTGTAGAAAACGAAATACCCGCAAAAGGCGGAAGGGGGTTTGATACAATTGAGGAGATTAGAGAAAGTGCGCTAGCGAATTATGCTTCTCAAAATAGAGCTGTAACTGCAAGAGATTATCAAATTAGGGCACTTTCAATGCCAACCAAATATGGTTCAGTTTCAAAGATTTTTGCGATAGGAGATAATTCATTAAATGCAAACTCACCTGAGGCAATACTAAATCAAACCGATAATGTAACTGAATTTTCAGAGATAGTTAGAAGTATAGTAAATTCTTCTTTGGCAAAAGGAGGAAAACTTCCTACTACTAACGAAATAAAACAAAATGTGAGAGATTTTGTTCAAAAAACTACTCAATCAGCAGAATTAGTAAATCCATTTGCTATTAATTTGTACACATTAGGATATGATTCAAATGGTAAACTTACCACTTTGAATAGGGCTGTAAAAGAAAACTTGAAAACATATTTAAATGAATTTAGAATTTTAACCGATGGTGTTAATATAATCGATGGATTTATAATAAACATAGGAATTAATTTTGATATTACTGTATATAAAAATTATAATAGTAGAGAAGTTGTTTTAAGATGTATTGATGAATTAAAATCAGTTTTTGCAATTGAAAATTGGCAATTTAATCAAACTATTAATCTATCGGATATTGAATTATCGTTAGCAATGGTAGAAGGAGTTGCTTCGATACAAAAAGTTGAGATTGTAAATAAGTGTGGTGGAGCTTATGCGAGAAATAGTTATGATATTAAAGGTGCTACGAAGAATAAGATAATTTATCCATCATTGGATCCATCTATCTTTGAAGTAAAGTTTCCTGATAAAGACATTAAAGGAAGAGCTGTATAATGATACATTTTTTAACAGCATCAAAAGATGCAACCGTATATACCTTATATAAAACCAAAAATACAGGTTTAGATGAAATACTAACTGTATCAAAACATTATTCTCGTTTTGCAGAAAAAGATGATGCTAGAGCATACTTACATTTTGATTTAAATAATATCCCTTCTTATGTAACTGCATCAGAAGTGACTTTAAATTTAAAACTTACTGAGGCTGAAGAAATGCCAATTAGTTTTTCACTTTTTGCATATCCAGTAACCTCAAGTTGGAATATGGGTATAGGAACATTTATCTATACACCTTCTACAAATGATGGGATTACTTGGAATACTCAACCTTATATATTAGTGTCTGGTTCAATTAGTGGTTCTCAGGATTTCACTTATCAAAGTTTGGATGTTGATATGAATGTTAAACCAATATACAACTATTGGACGGCATCAGAAAATTATGGATTAGTATTAAAACATTCCGAATCAATAGAATCCTCATCATTTGATTATGGTATTATGAATTTTTATTCAAAAGAAACAAATACCATAAATCAACCTCTTTTAAAATTAAGTTGGGATGATGTAAGTGGTTCATATTCGACTGGTTCTTTGGGGCCACTAACCGCATCATCAATTATTGTAAAAAGTAAGGAATTAAAACCTGCTTACTACGAAGGCGGTAAAGTTAAAATAAAAGTAATAGGTAGAGAGCAATATCCACTAAAAACCTTTTCAAACTCATTCTCTTATTTAGATGTAAAATATCTTCCATCGAGTTCGTACTATGCTATCAGAGATGAAATTACAAAGAAGAAAATTATAGATTTTTCTACTTATAGTAAAATAAACTGTAATTCAGAAGGAAATTATATAGTATTTGATACAACTAATTTCCCAAAAAATAGAGTATATAGACTCTTATTTTTGATAGAAAGAAATGGATTCGAGGATTATTTTGAAGATGATTTAACATTTGAAATAAGAAGCAATGGAGTTCGAGTTGATTAAAAAAGATTTACAAAAGAGTGGTTCTCTAGCCGCAAGGGATAGAAATACTGTTTTTTTTGAAGCATCCTTAGATGAACAAAAAACTGGATTCGTATATGCTCCATCTAAAAAAAGAGTTTATAACACCGATGAGCTAAAAAAGGCAATTGATGTTAATGTATTTGAATTAATACCCTCCTCACCAGAACTAGAATTAGATTTAATACCTAGGCCGGTATATAATGAAGTAACCCGTTCATTAGAATTAGCTAGAGAAACAATCTCTTCTCAATCACTTCAAATATCTGAATTAGAAACTGAAGTAGCTAGATTAGTTTCAGTATCAGCATCATTAGATATTGAATTAGATAGTGAAAGATTATTGAGAGTTACTGCTGAAGCAAATGCAGAAAGTTTAAGAACTCAATTTGCAATCATCACTGATCAACTACAATCTAATATTCAAAGAATGACATTAGAGGGTATTGAAAACGCTTCACTCAAAGCAAGAAATGAAGGTCAAAATGCAACAATTGAATCACTTAAAAAGCAAGTAGATAGTTTAACACAACAACTTAATGGTAAAAACGCTAGATTAGCAGAAGGAGCTAAAGCCGGTGCAGACATTACAGTAAGAGTAATAAATAAAGGTGATCAAAAATATAATGATTTAACATTTAGAGGAAGGGCTAAAGATGATGGGCGCGGGTCTTGGATTAATGGGCCTGAGGTAGAAATATATAATTTTTCTTTAGATGTTCAGAATGTTACTATAACTGAAAAAAATATATCATTTTTAAATGGGCCATTTTCAGTAACAGTTCAACCACAAGAAAAGATAACTATTTCATTTACAACAAACAATGGAAAAGTAGATGGGTTTAAACCATCAGCGGGTATCGGGTTTACTGGAGATAAAGAATACACTGGAACATTAGAGTTTAAATCAACTAATGGTACTGTTTCACTATCAACTGCAGTTCAAAAAATGAGAGGAACTAATTTTACTCCATAAAATAAATAAAAATGGCATTAGAAAGTTTTAAAAATATTGATGAAGTAATAAATAAGGGTACATCTCTTACTACTGAATTAAATCCAATAGATTTAGCATTGATAAATCAAGGATTTAAAGCAACCCCTTTTAATATTGGTGTAAATGATGTTTTGGAATTTATCCTTTATGATTCTTCAAATAATTTATTAAAACAAAAGGATTATGGTAATATAAGATACATAAAAGGTGAGGAAATTAATGAATATCTAATTCAAAGTGAAAATATTTTAGATAAAGTATTAGATGGTGGCGGATTTTTAATTGATATAAAAAGATTAATAAAGGAAGCTGGATTTAATATAGGTATATTTAGAGTACAATTAAATTTTGTTAATGATAGAGTTGGTAGTTCGATTGAGAAAGATAAAATGTGGATACATGAAATTTCTCCAACTAGATTAGAGTTACGATTATTACCTTATGATAATTTCGATGAAACTTCGAATGAAGATATAGATACAAAAATAGATCTTAACCAGGCTTACAACAGCTTTGTTCTAAATAAGTTTAGTGGAGATGAAATGTATTCTGAAATAGATGAGATAATTAATAGATTAACACCTGCTGATTTGTATAATACTTTTAGAAAAATTAAAAACCAAAATTATATTGATCAATTAGGAAATGAATTTGGTATTAATTCATTTGAAGTATTTTTTTCAAAGGTATTAGAATCAATGAAAATTGCAGTAAGACATGCTTTGTTACACAAAAATTCTGTAATTGGAAGTGAAGCGTTTGGAAGAAGTTTAGGAGATGAGATTGATTTTGTTTATTACAATAAATCAGATATTGTTAAGTTATTAAATGATAAATTTGAAGAATCGGTAAGATTTCATTTGCCAAAAAGAACTTTAGCTGATGATGTAAAATTGGATAATATTACACAACAAAGTATTGATAGATTGCAAGATTTGATTCAAACTCTTAAATCCGATGAAACTCAAACCAATCCATCTTTCCAAAAATATATAACAAATCCACCTACAACTGAAGAAATTTCAAAGAAGTTTACTACTCGAAAGGCGGTAATCCCTACTATAATAGAAACTGATAGACCACCTGTGATTGAAGTGCCTATATTAAAAGACCCGATTCAGGAGCCAATATCAGTAATAGTTGAACCTGAAACAACTAATGGTGCGATTGAAAAAGATAGACTAAGGAGATTGCAAGAAGAAATGATGTATCTAAATGAAGGTGGAAGAGGAACAAGATTTGAAGTTCCTTATGAATCACCCTATTCCTCACCAGCACCCGCTATTCAAACGGGAGGAGAGCCTGTGAATAATGGAGGTGGGGGATTGATAAACGAAAGAATCTCTAATGAAGATTATATAAGAAATTTCGAAAGAAATAATATAGAACAAGCAAATTAATAAAAAATGCCAATACCTAATAGAAATGGATATTATACTGGACAACAATTCACAAATGAGTTGGGGGAAAGATATGTATGGATAGGAAACGAATGGAGAACTGCGGGTAATGATAATTATACACCTGTATCGAAAGCCAGAGAGGTAAATATTACATTTAATACCTTTTTAGAAGAAGGTGGTGTTCCGGTGCAAGTTAAAGTATTGGTAAATGATGCTGATTGGGTTGATAGCACATCAACAAATGGAAAAGTTACATTGAAATTCTTTGATTACCAAATACTTAATCCAACAAAAATTACATTTATTGGTAATAATGTCAAACCAAAAAAACAATATGTAATTCAATGTAGAGTTAATCAAGAAAATGATGTTATCATAAAAGAATTAGGAGAATTCGAATCAGTTGCAACACCTGAAATTGGAATTGTTCCAACTCCAACACCCCAAACACCTGTTTTCGTTGGAGGAGGTGGCGGAGGCGGAGGATCTTTTAGAGAAGTTAATATAAATGATTTCAGAGGGCCAGGATATGGATTGACTCGAGAAGAGGATACTGCGCAAAGCCAACAAAACATACAATAAAAGTATTTATAATTGATGGAGAAAAGAGAATATTTTATACCACCTAGTAATGAGATTAATTTTCAAATAGATGTTCCGTTTGAAAAATTAATCGTGCGTACAAATGATTTACCCTCTTCTACAACTTCAATAAATGATTTTGTAACATTAAGAATTGAAAATACATTAGGGAAAGATTCTGTAAGAGTAATAGTAGATAAAGAAAAAAATGGTGAAGGAAATTTATTAAGATTATTTCAACGATCATTTAATGTTGGGAGTGCAGAAATTGTCACCGTACAAAAAAATTCCAAAATATCAATTGTTAGATCTAATGCAGGATTATATAATATAAGAAGCATTAAGATATATGATGAAGATGATATATTAGTAAACGAAAGTATTTCAAATACATTTGATTTTGAAAATATTGATAGGAACTATAAAATTGTAGTTGATAGTTTTGATGTAATACAAACAAGTGATTACCCATCATTTGTAACTTCTATAAATCAGGCGTATGTTTGGAATACTGAATATAGTAATGAATTTTTACTTAAAATTGGTGTTTCGAATTCAACTCAATATGTAAGATATTATTTTCCAAATCAATTGGGAGTTGATTCATTGGGTTCGAAAAAAGTTTATCCTGTAAATAATGAAGTTTTAATTAACTTAACTAATCCAAACGCATTAGGAAGATTTGAATTGGTTATTTTAGCAGGAAATGAAGCAGTTGGAGAACGAGATGAGGTAAGAACATTAATAAGTTTAGTAAAAGAAAAAACTTATGGTGAACCTGATGTAACTCAAATTATTTATGATAGAAATATCGTTGAAGCAGATTTAAGACCATTAGATTTCAATTTTGAATTTGATTTACAAAGTGTAAATTCAGAAGGAATTGAAATTTTATTAGGAGAAAACAAAATAACTGAAATTTATACTCAGAATAATAAAGGAAAAATTTATTTTGCTGCGAGAGATTTATATAATAGTTTTAAAGATTATTTTAATGAAACTCCGGAAACATATTTTATAACTTTTGGCTTCAGACCTTTTTTTAACGGAATTGGTGGTAAGATATTTGGAAAAACCGAAAGAGTTTCTATAACAGTAAAAAGAACTAAATTTTTAATTGACTTAGGAACTGCGGTAAGAGATATATCTAGCACATTTTCACAATTATTTTCGGGTGGAGATACTAAAAAAGATTTTGAAGATAGAATAATTTTCGAAGATGATAAGCATCTTTATTATCAGGTAAGAGCAACTGCTGACCAATCATTTGTTATTACTAACACAGGAATGGATAGATTGACATTCTCTGTAAAGGATGGTAAAGTAGTTGAAACACAATTTGAAATTGATACTGAAACTGGTAGTACACGAAAGAAAAAGGGGTATTTAGATTACGGCTCATTAATAGTCAAATTATTAGAACCTTTACCAGGTAATATTGATTTAAATACACAAGTTTGGATATCAAAGCAGATAATCCCAACAATTGTTGAATCAATAGTAATAACTGATGAAGATGATGATAAATGTTTGCCTTTAAAGCCTAATTTTGGTACTGATATTATCAATGAAACTGGATTACAATATTTCGATGAAATCATTTCAAGTGGAAGTATAACTTCAACGCAATTAGTAAATAAATACATTTCTCAAAGTGCATTTAATTTAGAAGATTTACAAATTGATTATACAAGTGGTAGCAATGTAGGAACTGAATATTTTTTAAATTTTGAAAACTTTGTAAATTTCGGTGGAGCATTAACTAGAATTGAAAACTTCCAATACAAAATTGGTACAATAGAAGATTGGCAGAATAAAATCAATACTACTTTATATTCAGCAGGTTTACTTTCAACATCATCTAATTCATTATTAACAAGTGCATCTTATAATGAAAAAATACAAATTGTAAAAAATGGATTTGATGGATTTGAAAAAAAGATGTATGAAGATTTTTCAATCACATCTTCAACTAGTTCATTTTTTGCATCTCAATCAATATATGCAGAGATATATGATAGAGAAAATAAAAACTATTTAGTTAGACACATACCTCAATATATTCAGGAAAGTTCAGATAATGTTGAATATATCACTTTCTTAGAAATGATAGGTCAACACTTTGATATCATTTGGTCTTATATAAATGGTATTAATAGAGTAAGAAAAGTAGAACATAAAGCAGTTGATGGTATAACTGATAAATTAGTATATGAATTATTGGAATCATTTGGGTGGGATCCTAAAAATCCATTTGAAGGAAAACAATTATGGAATTATGCA